GTTACGAAATGTTAATATATATGATATTTATAATAAACACATAGGTTAACAGGAGGATATACTAAATGAGTAAGACTAGAAGTTCTCAAAACAAAAAGGTTTCAATCTCACAACTAAATAATCACATAATACATAATAAACGACAGGCATTAAAGGACTTAATGAAATTAAATTTTGATGAAATACAATTTAAGAATCCAGCACAAAAAAGATTCTACAATACCATCTCTAAAAAAGATGTAACATTTTGTATAGGTCCGGCCGGTGTCGGTAAAACATATTTATCAGTTCATGCAGCTTTAAGAGAGTTAGGTAATAAGGATTCTAAAATAGACGGAATCGTTATTGTTAAACCTCTTGTAGAAGCAGCTGGTGAAAAGATAGGTTTCTTACCAGGTGATGTAGAAGAAAAGACAGCACCATTTATGATGTCGTTCTATTATAATATGGAACTGATTATTGGTAAACAAAGATTACAAATGTTAAAAGAGGGTGGTATCATTCAGGTAATACCAATGGCATATATGAGAGGTGTTACTCTATCTGATAAGTTTGTAATTCTCGATGAAGCTCAAAACGCAACACCAGAACAAATCAAAATGTTCGTAACAAGAATCGGGGAAAACAGTAAATACATTATCTCTGGTGATTTAGAACAGTCCGATATCAAGAAACACCAAAGTGGATTAGAAGATGCAGTAAAACGATTTGCTGGAGTTCAGGGTGTTGGTTTAGCACAATTTAAAGAAAAAGACATAGTAAGACACTCTCTAGTAAAAAGACTCCTTAAAAGATATCATGATGGATTTAATATCATAGATGATGTATCGGCTGAAAAAACAATATCTATGTGGATACAAGATCATACTGAAATAGAACCACAAACAGATGGATCTTATGATAGTCCTTACTATAAATTAAAACAATAAAATATAAAAAAACGCTTTGATTATATATCAAAGAAGTTGTATATTATATATAATACAATGGAGATAAAGATGATAAAAATACATCATGCAATAGCAGTTAATATTTTAGCACTATTAATAATAACTGGTTATTTTGATAATATGCTCGATGATACTCGTGAAGAATTATTTGCTCTTCAAGAACAAATGAGTTATAATTCCCAGTCTACTTGGGGTACATTGGAATTTGATGTTACTGTAACAATGTATAATCCAGCCAAAAGTCAAACAGACTCAACTCCCAATGAAACAGCCGATGGAACTAAAATAAATCCTAACAAAGCTTCTGAATATAGATATGTAGCTTTATCAAGAGATTTAATAGCTAGATGGGGTGGTCCTTTTAATTATGGTGATTATGTTATGATTAAAGGAACTGATGGGTATGATGGAGTTTATCAAGTTAAAGATACAATGAGTCCAAGGCTTATTAACAGAGTTGATATTCTACGGACGGCAGGAAGTAAATGGTTTAAGTTTGAAAATATTACATTATATAGATATTTCAAATATGACCAAGTTACATTACATAAACATGAAAAACCTTAATAGGAGAGCGGGAATGAAAACGATGAGAAGTACAGACGGTAAACGAATATTTCGTGTTACCGATGAGAAAGCATCAGAGTTATATCATAATGGGGATGCTAATTATGCACCTAAAGAAGAATGGAAAAGAGAGGTTCGTGATTTAGATAAATCAAAAGAAGTAGTAGAAAAGAAGGAAAAAAAGAATAAACCCTCCAAAGCACAGAAGAGACATTATAGGAAAACATTATAGGTGATAAATAAACAAATTTTAATAACAATGACAATATTATTTGTTGCCAACATATTTGTATGGTTTCAATTAAATGGTCAGTTAAAATGGGATTGGTGGAAAGAAAATATTTGGATGGTGTGTTTGATGGGAATACCAATTAGTTATGCATTTTATAAAGCTACTGCATATGGATATTTGGGATTTGGTGAATTGTGGCCGATTAGGTTATTGGGGTTTGCAACTGGGATGATAACTTTTCCAATTATTACATATTTAGTTTTAGGGGAAGGATTAACATTAAAAACAGCAATTTCTATGATATTAGCTGCTATTATAATGATCTTACAGTTGATCTAATCATTGATCAGTTGATCAACCGATCAATAATTATATAGATCACAAAAAAAACATTAGGATTATATTATAAAAAGATTGTAAATTAATGATAAACAAAGAAATAAAATATGGGATTTGATAATTTTTTCGAAGAAGTAGTAGAGGAATTTAATTATGATGATAAACGAAAAGAGTTTATTGCTAATTTAGATTCTTTAAAAAGTATGTCTGTAGAGGAAGCCACCCTCTACAAAAAATGGCAGGAGTTTAATAAGAATGTTGACTTTCATAAGTTTGCTTATAAGTTTGAGGTACTACAGAAAAAGATATGGACTCCAACTGATATTAATAATTATGATTTAACTGTTTCAGAAATTGAGGCTTTAGATCCAGTTATAGAAATCATAGATAGTTCTAATCAGAGTTCAGTAGAGAATTGGACTCTTCTCCGTAGATTAATTCATTCAATGGAGTATGTTGCTAATCCAGGTAGAAATGTTAAGATAACTGCTAAGGATAGAAACACAGGTAAGGTATTAGGTATGATGTCTTTGGGTTCTGATGTTACATCTATAGCAGCTAGAGATAAATATATTGGATGGACTAAAGATAATAAATTTAAAGATGGTAAGTTAAGATGTACTAGTATAGGAACATCTATTGTAGCAACACAACCATTAGGTTATAACTTTCTTGGTGGGAAGTTGGTTGCTATGTTATTGACTTCAGAAGAGTTAAGAGCTCATTGGAAGAAAACTTATGGTGATCCATTAATTGGTTTGACTACTACATCTCTTTATGGTATCCATTCAATGTATAATGGAATTCCACTTTGGAAAACATTAGGAGAGTCCGCAGGTAAAGTTTCAATTAAACCTGATGATTCAGTTTATAAGCCTTGGTTAGATTGGATGAAGCAAGAAAAAGCAGAAGATTTTAAAAAGATATCAACTCAGAAAGAAGGTGTTAGTGGTCCTCCAACTGGAGTTAAACAACAGATACTTACTTATATATTTAGAGAGTTGGGGATAAAGAAATCAGATTATGATCATGGTTACAAAAGAGGAATTTATTTTAGTTCATTCTATGAGAATGGTAGGGATTTCCTCAGAGGTGAAATAGATGATAGTGATTTGAAAATGAGAAAACAATTTGTAGAAGGTTATGATTATATTAATGCTTGGTGGAAACGAAAAGCCCTACGCAGATATACAAAACTTCATACAGAAAATAGATTAAAGCCCGAGATGTTATATTATTCAGATATGCTGGGTATGACTTGGGAACAAGCAAAAGAAAAATATTTAGGAGATGTAGGAAGATAATGAAAGTAAATGATTATGGAATGGATTTTTTGGAAAAAGACGATTATTCGGAATATAAATATAAAATTTTAGTTTATCCGAATATAACTTATCAAAAAGATTTAGAAAAAGACTCTTATGTAGTTGTACTTACAAATATAATAAGAGAATTAAATAAAATAAGAAATGATATACATTGGACAATAATATCTCCAGCACATATTCATAGTCTTGATTTTTATAATACAGAACAAATTTTAGTACCAATGCCATCTTATCCAAATGCTATGAGAACTCATTTCGATTTTAAACGTATTATAAAATTAATTAATTGGAAAAAAATGGATTTTGATATTGTATATTCACATCTTCCAGAACATACTTTGCAATTGAAAAATCTTATATATAATAATACAAATATAAATCCCTTATTTATTGGTTACACACATTGGACAGAATTTCCTGAAATAACCAATTATGAGATGACTATGATGGATGTTAATATTCTAGGACTATTAGAAATGGAAGGGTGTGGAATAAATACACAGGCTCAAAAGGAACTTATCTTAAAGAATGCTAAGAAAAATTTTAATAAAAATGTTATTGAACGCTTGGATAATATAATTGTTCCACAATATTTGGGGTGGGAAATCCCAAAATATGAAAAACAAAAAACTGATAAAAAAATAATTGTATTTAATCATAGGCCACATAAATATAAAAGTTATGATTGGTTTATAAAACAAATGGATAGATTGTGGGAACAAAGACAAGATTTTGAAGTTTGGAATGAATCTAGATTTTATGATAGCTTTATTGATGATTATGATGAGTGGAAAAAGGAAAATGAATTTGAAGTGTGGGTGCCTTTAACTGATAACTTAAATAGAGCTTATTTAATTAATAATAAATATGATAGATTTGGTTACTTTTCCAAATTATCAAGTTGTAGAGTTGGTGTTTGTGCCAAACAAAAATATGCTGGTTGGGCAGTTTCTGCTACTGATGGTATGAGTGTTGGTGTACCATATATGTTTTCCGATGATGATTATTATCGTGAATTAGCCGGAGGTTCTGGAATATATTACTCAAATGAAGATGATTTTAATAATAAGATAAATAAAATTTTAGATGATGATGAGTATAGAGAAGATTGGTCTAAAAGATCTTTGGAAAGATTTGAAATGGGTAAGTGGGAAAATATGATAGTGAAATTTAATAATATATTAAATAAAACAATAGATATGTTACCTGCTATAAAGGAAGATACCGATTCATATAATAAAATTGTTAAGTTTATTAAAACTAAAAAATCAGTAAGTAAAAAAGATATACTTGAACATTTAGGTTGGGGAGTTAGAATATCCTTTACCGGTTATAGAAATAAATTAAGAAAAGATTCAATAATTAAGTTTACAAAAAATAGATACGAGGTAATATAAATGAAAAAGTTAACAGCCGAACAAATAGAAATGAATTGGCAAACATTAATGGGTATTATAGACAACACATTTGTGGATACCGATGATAATGAAAGACATACAAAGTTATGTGAAATGTATGATGATTTAAAAGATAGAATGATGTTTGCACCTGCAAGTGCTAAAGGTCATTATCATAATGCTATGCCCGGTGGATATGTTGAACATATTATTCACATCATAAGTCATTCACTTGAACTAAAACAAGTGTGGGAAAAGAATGATGCAAAAATAAACTTTACAGATGAAGAGTTGGTGTTTGCGGCTATGCATCACGACTTAGGTAAAGTTGGTGATTTGGATAATGATTATTATATCCCACAAACATCGGATTGGCATAGAACAAATCGTGGTGAGGTATATACACACAATCCAGATCTTCAGTATATGAAAGTACCTGATAGGGGGTTGTGGTTACTTCAACACTATGGAGTTAAGGTTACTGAAAATGAATATATTGGAATTAAATTAACAGATGGTTTATATGATGAAGCAAACAAATCTTATTTGGTGTCTTATAATCCAGATTGGGCACTTCGTTCTAATCTACCTTATATTTTACATCAAGCTGATATGATGGCAACACATATTGAATATGATCAATGGATGAGAAGTAATAAAACTTCTAATGGAGTTGTTACAAAAGCTCCAAAAACAAAAGATGAACAAAAACAAGTAGACAATCTCAAAAATAAATTTGATGAGTTGTTTGCATAGGAGATAAGTTATGTGGTGGTGGATATTAACAATATTATTCTTTTTAATTAGTTCGGGTTTAAGTGCATTGGTATATTTTTCATTAAGAAGGATAAATCAATATGAAGATTTAATTATTAGATTTCAACAATTAGTTTCATATTCAACCGAACATATGAAGAGAGTTGATACTAATGGACATTATAAATCTGATGATGAAACTGGTTTCTTTTTTGATCAATTGAAAGAACTTCAATTAATGTTAGATGATATGTTTGAAACAGAAGATGGAGAAAATACTAATGGGTAGAAAAAGAAAAAATAGGGTCTATTTTGACATGGATGTTCAAGATGCAATTATTAGATATAATGATTTAGATCCAGATGAAAACCAATCGGAACGAAATAAAATATATCAAGAAGAAATACATTATGCTTTCGATAAACTTTGTGAGAACATAATTAATACATTTAAGTTTAGTTATTTTGATTATGGATTTCAAGATATTAAACACGAAACTGTAGCTTTTCTTGTAATGAATATTCATAAATATGATCACACAAAAGGCTCAAAGGCTTTTAGTTATTTTTCAGTAGTAGCTAAAAATTATTTGATATTACATAATAATGCTAATTATAAAAAATATAAAACTCATGATGATATTATAAAATTAGATATTACTAGAGGTTCGATAAATGATGCCCATGAAAAAAGTAAATATATAAGAGATTTTACGGATGAGCTCATTAAATATTTTGATAATAATATACTTAATATTTTTAAAAATAAAAGAGATATTGATGTTGCTTTTTCTATAGTTGAATTAATGAAAAATCGTGAAGATATTGAAAACTTTAATAAGAAATCATTATATATTCTTATTCGAGAAATGACGGATGTAAATACATCACANATAACAAAAGTAACAAATGTATTGAAAAGGCATTATAAAATGATGTTGGAAAGATTTGATAAATATGGTTCGTTGGATATAAATAATTTTTTTAAATAGTTAAATATATCATAATTAGTTTATATTAAAACCCGCTTATTAAAGTGGGTTTTTTTTTATTTTCAATCAATTTTTGTAAATTTAATATTTATATATGAATAAATACATCTAACATAGGAGAATAAGATGTCAGACAACAAAGAAATATTTAAAGGTAAAACTTTTCAAGATTTAACCAAAGATATATATGAAAATACTCAAAACAAAAAGAAACAGATAGATTTATTAATATCTGAAATACACGGTTTTATAACAACCATTGATGATGTTATTTTGGTAGCACCAATTATAAAAGAATATATGGAAGTATCAGTTAAGAACGATGAACATCTCGTTAAACTTGCTGGTGTGTTACAACGAATCATTTCAAAGTCAATGGGAGCTGACGAAGAAAGTATGTTATTATCAGATTCAGAAAAAGAAGAATTGATGGGAACATTACAAGATACCGTAAATGAATTACAGAGTGAAAGTGACAGATTAAATAAAATAAAACATGAAACTATAAAATTTAAGGATAATTAAATGGCATCTATATTTGTAACATCGAAAAATGTTAAAGCAGAGGGATTTCTCGGTAAGGACATAAGTGTACCATTTTATTTACAATTTGTTCCTGGATATGTTACCAAAGTAATAACATCCAATCAAAGTCTGGCATATGATAATAATTTAAGAAATCAAAATAGTATAATTGCTAAATCACATATTAATTATCAACCATTAAATAAAGGTACAGCTGTCGGTGAAGAGGGTAGATATTATCCAATGTTTAGAGGTATAACTGATGTTCCAGCAAAGGGTGATCCAGTTTTACTCGTTACAATTGGTAATATTAATTATTATTTAGGTCCTTTAAATGTTATAAATAGTCCAAATTGGAATTTTGATAATATGAAAATAGATGATTTTTCAAGTGGGCCACAAGAAGATACGCCAACTGTTCGTGATTTGAAAGGTGAATCTTTAAATTACGATAAAACATCTCATAAAAGATTAATTAAAACATACAAAAATGATTTAGATAAACCACATGGAGCTGTAAATGAAATTCATGGTGATTTGATGTTGGAGGGTAGACATGGTAATAGTATAAGAATTGGTAGTAGATCTGTCAATCCTTATATTTTTATTTCAAATGGTAGAAGTGAAGGTAATTATGTGGAAGGAACTAAAGATGGTTCACTTATATCTATAACAAAGGATGGATCTATACGACAGCATTTTAGTGGAGATAGTAAAATTAAGTCCACCAATATTGTTTCTGAACCATTTACATTAAGTTCAGATTTAGTTAGTGAAAATACAAGATTAATTGCTGGAATGGTAACTGCTGTTAATGGTGGTTCTGATGCAACTGAATTAATTTATAGTTATAATAAGAATCAAATATTACAAACATCTGATAGAATAACTATAAATGCTAAAAAAGATCATTTATTTTTATCTTCAATTGGAAATATACATATTGGTGCTGGAAATAATTTAACAATTTCTGTTAATAATGATTTAATAATTGATTCAAGGAATATTTATTTAGGGAAACCTTATGATGGTAATGAAAGTTTTGAAATGGAGCCGATGGTTTTGGGCCAAGAATTAGCAAATGTATTAAATGATTTAATAACTTGTTTATCAACTGCTCATTTTATTTCACCAGCAGGTGCTCCATTACCATTAATAGATCAAACACAAGCTCCAATAGCAACAACACCTGGAGCTAATAGAAAAAGTTTAAAAACTATACAGGGAGAAATAAATAAAATTTTAAGTAGTTATCACTTTATTGAAAAAAACGGTCAAACAAACAAGTAGGAGGTTATTATGAAGAAGTCAACATTAAGAACAACAATTAGAGCAATAGTTAGAGAAGAAGTTGCTGAAGTAATTCAGGAAGTTATTACTGAATTAAAAAATCCAACTTTAGATAAAAAACCTAAAAAGAAAAAAGTAGTTAATGAAAAACAACATTTTACATCTAATTCAGTTTTAAATGAAGTATTGAATGAAACAGTTAACAATGAGGAATGGAAAACAATGGGCGATAATACATTTGATTCGAGTAGAATGAATGAAGTCGTTGGAAAGTCTTATGGAAATATGATGTCTGATAATTCAAATGGAAGTCTGGCGGTGGAAATGGGTGTAAATCCAAATGATCCAGCTGCTGCATTTTTAAAGAAAGATTATAGAAAATTGATGAAAAAAGTGGATGAAAAAAAAGGTAAGTAAATGGGATTAATGCAAGATTTAATAGATGCTAAATTAATAGCTGAAAATGCTAGACGAAATAGAATGGGTGTTGAAGAAATACAAGATGCTCCACCGGAATTAGAAATTGAAGCAGAAGGTATAAGGGATGCCATATTAAATTTTTTGACAAGTGACGATTTAATTTGGACTATTGATAAATTTAAAGCTTCAGTTGAATTGGAAGAAATATCTACGGAAGAATTGGGAGCTAAAGTTGATACCAATGTTGATACTAATGTGAATGTTTCTAATATATCAGGAGCTCCATCTGCTGGGGGTGGTAT